ATGACAAAAAAAATTAACAGTAAAAGAGACTTACCAAAGTCATTCAACTTGGAAAAATATGATGACCTTGAAAATATGTCTGATAAGGATTTGTTTCGTCAGCTTTATTGGCGATGCGATGATTTAACCATAAAAAATACAGACTGCCCTGACTATGGTTTGCAATATGGTGCTAAATACCCGCTTAACAATAATTTTGGTGATCCATTCGGGGAACTCAAAGCAGAAGAATGGTTTCTTGAAAAGCAAAAGGAATATGAGTACAAGACTCAGCCTGATTTGCTAAAATTAAGTTACGGCGATGGTATAAAACCATTAATGAGATTTGAGTTGGCATTTTTAAATAAAATCAATGCTGATAAAGGTCACTGGAAAGGAAAGCCAATAGTAGTTGATGATGATTTGGTGGGGGATTTGTTTACAGCAGATAACGGTATGTTTTGGGCTGTCATGCGCGAGCCAGTAAACTTACTTTCTGATGTTATGGAAAACGTGATGATTACTGTTGACTTAAACAACAGAGATGATCTTTTGATTGAAGCATTCACGAACCTCCTCCCAAAATGGCGCGAAGAACTCGGAATACCTGAACCAGATAAGCCAGTCTCAGGGGACTGGGAGAGCGTCAGACGGAAAATAATTGACTACAGAATAATTCCACTTATTGATTTGATGTCATGGGAAAGCGCTACCGACAGCAAAATATCTCTTGGCGTACTCGCAGTATCCCTGTTCCCGGATGGAGAAAAGGAGTCCTTTGCCATAGCTCAAACGGTGAAACCTTTCTTGGATAAAATCATAAGAAGTGATTCTTTAGATAAAATCAGGAAAGAATTATCTTGATATAGCTGAAGAAGGGTAACCCCTTTAGAGGAATATAATTTTTTTTTCACCGTCGCGGTGATAATTTTGTTGAATAAGAATGCTCTCGAACCTTAGCGAACGAGAGCATTTTTTTATGAACAATATTAAACAATCCCAGCAGCCAGCAGAAAGAGTTATCCGTGAGGCTGAGTGCCGACAGCTAACCGGTATTTGTCGAACCACTCGATACATGATGGAAAAAGAGGGGAGCTTTCCCGCCCGCCGCAAGCTGGGAGGTCGTGCCGTTGGTTGGCTTCTGTCTGAGGTCACAGCATGGCAGCAGAGCCGCAGCAAAGCAGCGTGAGGGGTGGGGAATGTCACATAAAACAAAAGCGGCCAAAACTGGCCGCCATTGCTACTACAGTGAAGGTTCGTCTGCCGTGCAGGGCATCCTTACCTTCGTATGCTCATCATGCATTTGGAGAAATCATCCTAAACTTTTTGCGGCCGGTGGTCAAAGCCTGAGCGCTCCTGTTATTAAAGGAACTGCGCCATTGGCGCACACCCCATTTCCCCAAATCTGGGGAGAACAGGATCAGCGTGCCGGGTGTACTGCAATGCAGTATACCCCGGAGAAATCCCGTAGTTTCGACTGTTACCCGGATATTGGGTATCACTCCTTGTCGGCTTCCTTGGCCTTTTTACGCTGTCGGCGTTTGATCTCGCCTTGCATGGCAGAGTTTATAAATTGCCCTGTACTTTCGCCGGGAGTTTTCACCGACTCCATTCCTTCAATGATTTCGTGTGCGATGCGAGCTGTTACTGATTGTGATTTTGCATTCTTTGAACCGGTTGCCATGTCTACATTCTCCAAAATTGAGTGTAAGACACTATACACGAAAAATTATTACTTGGAAGCATTGACGTGTAAGACACTTGCGGGCTATTGTGTGTCTTACACCTTGTTTGAGTTAAGGTGCGTAAATAGCGAAGCCCGGCAGTGCGCTAACACTAACCGGGCCTCTGACCACAATGTTATCGGAGCTAACAATATGGCTGACTTACAGCATACCCAAACTCGCCCGGAATTTACATGGAGATTTCTCTCCGCTTCTGAGCGCTACCCTACCGCCAAACCATTGGTGATCTACGTCAACGCATCCAGCGAACAGGAAGCCCGCAACACTATGCCGGGGGTAAACCTCATTTTTGCTGCTCGCCTCCCATTCCATGTCTTTCAGGTTGTGGAGGTACGCCATGCGTGAATTAACCAATAAAAGTTCGTCAATAGCCTGTGAACTGGCTGCGTTGTTGATGGTTGTCGAAGAGTGCGACGTTGATCAGGTAGAGCGTGAAAACCTTATCAGCCTGGCCAGACGAGTATCGGATCAACTGGCGGCAAGCATGATAGAGCAGAATTCAAAGGGGGAGATCAATGGATAACCTTTATACCTACAAGAGCGATCAGGACTTATTGACCACTGCTCAAGAGGTTTCGGCTCTTCTTTCGTGTGCGGCTTTTGTAGCTATAGCGAACGATGAAAAGAAGCGCATCCACCTGATGGCTTTAATGGATATTGCATCGCGCTTAGCTGATGATCTGGCTAACGCTTTGGATAAGTCATTCGTCCTTCCAGCTGAAGGGGAACGCAAATGATCAGTAACGTGAAATTCAACGAGCTGGCTAACCGCGTTGATCTGCTGGTTGAAAAGATTTTGCATCTTGAGGCACAGGTTAAGTCACTCACCGATAGTCAGGGAGGAGAAATCCCTCCGGGTATGACGCCAGTAGCAACACTGGCCGCTGAATACGGTATCTCAACCAAAAAGGCCGAGGAGCTGGCGAAAAACACAGGGGTGATGCTGGTTAAGCTGAAATCTGGCGGGTTCGTTGCGCCTGATGAAAAGTTCAGGGAAGCGGCGCGGCTGGTGTTGCGCAGTGCTAAGCGCAAATATGGCTCTGCGTACTGGTTCCATCCTCTGATCGGCAAATTCCAGATGAGCGGAGGCATACCAAAATGACGGTACAACTGACAGCTGTAGAAACTGTATCTGATGCCTTGTTCACCTGTTCGTATCTGTGGGCGCATGGCAAGCAGTACAGTCGCAGCGATTTGGATAAAGCCCTCCACCAGCATAAGGACCCCACTACCCGTTACGGAAAGCTGGTGGCTCGCCTCAACCAGATAGCAGCAATGCCGTATGAGGAGCTTTGTGATGCCGGGTATCTTGATACTGACCGCAAACAAATGATTACTGCGCGGCGTTCTGTGCTGGTGGAAGAGATAGGCGAAGGGGAAATGAATGCCATGCTGTCTGACGTGCAGCGCATTCACCGCGTCTTCCCTGATGCTGGTGCAAAGTTCAGGACAAAGCTGCCTCTCACTCGCGGTTCTGAGGGCTTTGATATCCGTCAGGACTATATCCTTAAACACTTTCTGCCAGCGCAATCACTGTGCAGCATTTACGGCCCCAGCGGTTCGTATAAGAGTTTTCTCGCTGTATCGTGGGCCTGTCACATCGCTACGGGTCTGCCATGGGCTGGGAAGAAGGTCACTCCCGGCGCGGTGCTGTATGTAGTTGGTGAGGGTGGTGTAGGTGTTCCAAGACGTATACGGGCATGGGAACAAATGCATGGCATACAGGCAGGTAACCTCTGGCTGGTCAATCGTCCGGTGTTTCCTGTGCGCGAGTCAGAGGTAACGGAAGTGCTTCTGGCTGCCAGGCAGATTGAAGCTGAATGTGGTGTACCGGTTCGCATGGTAGTGATCGATACGCTGGCCCGTTGTTTTGGTGGTAACGACGAGAACGACGCTCGTGATATGGGGGCGTTTATTGAGGGTTGTGACGTTATCAAACAGAAAACAGGTGCAACGGTGCTGGTAGTACACCACTCCGGCAAGGATGAGGGGAAGGGCGCTCGTGGTTCCAGTGCTTTCCGCGCCGCGCTTGATACCGAGTTTAACGTTAAGCGTGAAGGGGATGGAAAGGCGCTCATTCTGACCTGTACCAAGATGAAAGACGCGGAAGAGCCAGAGCGTAAGGCGTATGACCTGAGAACGGCAGAGCTTTACACCGATGATGATGGTGAACTGGTTTGCTCTCTGGTGGTGCACGATCAGCCGAGAGAGGCTAAAGAGGTTGAACCTGAACTGGCCCATGTCTCCCGTCTTAGCGATAACCACCATGCACTATGGCAGGCAGTACGCAGCCGAACAGCTATGGGGGAGCCATGCACTATCTCCGTCATTAAAGACGATCTGCGTGCAACGCTGGGTGCAGACAAAGTGAGAAAGTCATTCCCGCGCTGGCTGGACAAGCTGGAGAGTGAGCAAATTATTCGCATCGAGGGTGAGAACCTTTACCCGGTAACAGTCGAGTAAATGCGGCGGGAAATGCGGCATGTGCGGCATTTAGTATGTTTTATGACCAAATGCCGCACTTAGTCCCTGTATACACGCGCTAAGTGCGGCATTTCACTGAAAACCCCGTCATTACTGGGTTTGCGTAATTTTTTGAGAAAGCTGGTGCGGCGCTAAGTGCGGCATTACTAAACGCGGCACTAAATGCGGCAAGTTAGACAAACGAGGAGAATGTATGCCTATTACCGTTCAGGAAATAAAAGAGTATTACGATCAGTTTGGGCTTCATGACCTGAGCTCAATGCCTACCTCCGATTACCGTCAGGCTCTATCAAATGGCGGTCTGTTGTGGATAGACCATCATGATTTTATTCGTAGCACTTTATCAGATGAAATTCTTGCAACTAACAGAGAGCAGGTTGATGCTTTGATTGAACATCTGCGGGCTTTTCGAGAAAGAATGCCAACACCTCCAAAATGGATGAGTGATAAATGATTTATTTGGCCTGGTTCTTTGCCAGGCCATTTATTCAAAGCAAAGCTAATAATGCTGAGGCACCAGCACCAACGAGACTAGCTACAGTGCTATTATTTAATAAATCCTTAAGTAAAGATTTTGCTTGAGGATCTTGTGATTGAGACACCTTTTCAACAAGCTCAGTGATACTTATATTTACAATAAGATGGTTACGTTCACCGATTTGAACTTGTGTGCCTGATACGCTACCAATGTTGAACGTGTTTTGGCTGGCTGGTTTGGGCTTGTGCTCATTGGCAGTTAAATTTTCAACCTTTAATGTAAGCATGTGTGGGTGATTAGTGCCAACATTAAGCGTGCCTCCTGGTAAGAATGACATATCCATTACTTTTAAGAATATTTCACCCTTTCCAAGCTTTTGAGTTATTTCATCTCCAATACTGATATCTGGCTCCTCAGTGTAAGGAATTAGTACCTTTTTTTCAGTTGAATTTCTGCGCCCTTTGTATTCAGTTCCTGCGATTGTGAATTTTTCAGGGTATGCCATAGCGTCAAAATCCATCATGTTACTCCTTTTGGTAGCTGTGTTTAAGTTACTTAATGCTTAATAAGCAATAGTCATGGCTGGGATTTAAAGATAGATATTAGAAAATCATATTTTTCTTTGCTCAGTAAGTTCTTTGACATAATGCTCTTCAGAAGTATTTTTGAGAGGGTGATAACTTCATCTTCACCCGAAGAAGCGATCATTGTGAAGAACTCACTTAGTTCTTGAGTGTTAATATTATTACTTGTGCCAAATTGCACATATTTGCTATTTACAGTATCTATATTGAATATGTTATGATTTGGCAGTGGTTTTTTCAGTTTTTCTATTTCAGCGTATTCTTTAATCTTCCTGGACATGCTCTCAATGTAACCGCTGACATCTTTCTTTTCTGGGAAGGAAAATCCATCTCCTCTTAAAATTTTATCTGTCTCGGCCATTTCATGGTAAAGCCTGCGAACCATTACAAGTAATAGGAGTTTAGCTTCTTCAATGGGTTCCTCTATTGAAAATTGGCATTCAATTGCCAAGGCTGAGGTCTGCTCTAATACATTCATTGAGTAATTTTCAATGTAAGGGCCGATAAAGCCGCTCCAAAAAACATCAACGGGAGAACCTTTGAATGCCACTCCTTGATAGCAGATTTCTGTTCCATCATATGCAGTAACTTTCATAGGCGGTCCCGCATTGAAAAATCGCCATCTATGAATTAGCTTGGTTAATTTTTCATCAATGTCTTGAACGGATTTATAGGTTCTTTTGTACAACGGGGATGGATGTACACCCGGAACGGCAAGAATCTCTTTTGTCATGTGAATCCCCATCATTTTGACCATTGCTTTTTGTAAATTATTTGTGCGTTATCTTTCAAGGATGTTCGGAGTAAAAATACCTTATTTACATCGATAATTTGATCCATATCTTAAAGAGTGGCACTCAGACGTGAGCCGCCACTGGCCGTTAAATCAAGCTGTAGCGAGTACAGCCTGCGAGAGGCAGAAAAAGATTTAACGGCCTCCCCTCCTAGCGCTGGTTTCACGTCTCAACGTTAATTGTTACGGAAACCACTCCATGAAGAAATTACTCGAATTACGCCAGCAGAAAACCGCACTCAAAACCCAGATGCGCTCCATGCTGGACAAAGCCGACACCGAAAAGCGCAGCCTGAACGAAGAAGAGGGCAAAAAGTTCGATGAACTACGCGCCCAGGCTGATGCCCTCGAAGTTGAGATCACCCGTCTTGAAGCCGTCTCCGACGATCAGCGCAATCTGCCTGGCACTTCCGTTGAAGGTGAGCCAGTAAGCAACGACGAGCTACGCCACTACATCATGACCGGTGATACACGCTCTCTCTCCACGCTGGTGCAGGCTGACGGCGGCTATACCGTTATCCCTGAGCTGGACAAAGAGATTATGCGCCAGTTGCAGGATGATAGCGTGATGCGCTCCATCGCAACGGTGAAGACCACCAAAACCAACGAATACCAGAAGCTGGTATCAGTGGGCGGCACTACCGTTAATCGCGGTACCGAAGGTGAGCCTCGTACCGAAACCAGCACGCCGAAGATGGAGCGCGTTGATATCAAACTCAACCCGATCTACGCCTACCCGAAAACCACTCAGGAGATTCTCGACTTCTCCGAGGTGGATATTCTGGGCTGGCTGTCTTCTGAAATTGCCGACACCTTCACCGCTACCGAAGAAAGTGACTTTGTGAACGGCGACGGTGATAAAAAATCCAAAGGCTTCCTGTCTTACCCTAGCGCGGCCACTGCCGATAAAGCCCGTCCGTTCGGTACGCTGGAGAAGATGGAAGCCGCTGACGTTTCCTCTGATGGTCTGATCGATCTGCTGTACAAACTGAAAGCCAAATACCGCAAAAACGCCGTATGGGTGATGAATTCCAACACCGCCGCCAAACTGCAAAAGCTGAAAAACGGCAACGGGGATTACATCTGGCGCGATCGTCTGGTTGCCGGTTCTCCCGATACGCTGCTGGGCCGTCCTGTTCAGTATCTGGAAACCATGCCGGATGCGGAGGCGGGTAAAGCGTTCCTTGCGGTTGGCGACTTCAAGCGCGGTTATTTCATCGTGGATCACACCACTGGCGTGCGTACCCGTCCTGACAACATCACCGAACCGGGTTTCTACAAGGTGCATACCGATAAATACCTGGGGGGCGGCGTGGTGGACTCCAACGCCATCAAGGTGCTTGAGCTTTCTGGCTCCGGTTCCTGATTTGACGTTTAAGGGGCTGCGGCCCCTTTTTGCCCTCTGTGGAGTCCTGTAATGAAAACAATCGATTTTGAAATTCGTACCTCCGAAGTGAGCGCCAGCAACAAAAAGCTGGTGGGCTATGCCGTACGCTGGAACAGCCTCTCAGAAATTATCTGGGACGAGTTCCGCGAGCAGTTTGCGCCGGGAGCGTTTAAAGACAGCCTGGCATCCGGTAGCGATGTGCGTGCGCTGTACGAGCATAACTATACCCAGCTGCTGGGCCGCACTAAATCCGGCACGCTGGTGCTGTCCGAAGACGATACCGGGCTGCGCTTCGAGCTGACCCCGCCGAATACCCAGCTTGGCAACGATGTGCTGGAGCTGGTGGAGCGCGGGGATATCTCCGGCATGAGCTTTGGTTTCCGGGCGCTGAAAGAGGCGTGGGATATCGGCCAGTCCCCATACCTGCGCACTGTTACCGCTGCCGAACTGCGGGAGATTACCGTTACCTCTATGCCTGCTTATCCTGAGTCTGGCGTGGAAATCGCGCACCGTTCGCTTTTCTCCCAACATCCTGAACTGCGCCGCGCTGGCGATAACCGTCGCCGCTGGGCTGAATTAGCGGGGCTCTGATATGTGGAATATCTGGCCGTTTGGCCGTAAGTCTGAACCCTCTGAGCAGCGCAGCATGACCATTGATGAATTTCTGGCGATGGCAGGGATTCCAAATACCGGATCAGGCGAGTATGTGTCTGCGGGTACTGCGGAATCTCTGCCGGCGGTCATGAACGCCGTATCAGTTATCAGTGAGGCGGTAGCAACAATGCCCTGCTATCTCTACCGCGTCCGTAATGATAATGGTCGTGAGGCGCGAGAATGGCTGAGCAATCACCCGGTGGATTTTCTCCTGAACGAGCAGCCGAACGACTGCCAGACGCCTTACCAGTTTAAACGCACGATGATGCGCCATTGTCTGCTGAATGGTAACGCCTATGCGGTGATCCAGTGGGGCCGCGACGGCCAGCCGCAATCCCTGCATCCGTATGCGCCGGGGGCGGTTGTTCCTGAGCGTATCGGCCAGCATAAGTACAAATACACCGTTACTGAGCCGTTTACCGGGGCTGTGCGCACCTATCTGCAGGAAGAGATTCTGCACCTGCGTTACTCCACCGATGATGGTTTTCTTGGGCGTTCACCTATCACTACCTGCCGTGAGGCGCTGGGGTTAGGTCTGGCCCAACAGCGACACGGTGCCAGCATTATGAAAGATGGCATGATGGCGGCTGGCGTGGTGGTCACTAAAGAGTGGCTCGACAGCGTGAAGGGCAAACAGGCAATGGATGCTCTGGAACGCTACAAAGGGGCCAAAAACGCCGGGAAAACGCCGATCCTTGAAGGGGGGATGGACTACAAGCAGCTTGGCATGAGCAATCAGGATGCTGAATGGCTGGCCTCCCGTCGCTTCACCATCGAAGACATTGCCCGCATGTTCAACGTGTCGCCTATTTTCCTCCAGGAATACAGCAACAGCACCTACAGCAACTTTAGTGAAGCGAGCCGCGCATTCCTCACCATGACGATGCGCCCGTGGCTGGCTAACTTCGAACAGCAAATCAAATCTGCGCTGCTGGTGGCCTCTCCGGTTCCGGGAACCCGCTATCAGGTGGAGTTTGACTCTGCTGACCTTCTCCGCGCCACGCCAACCGAACGTTACGCCACTTATGAACGAGGTATTAAGAACGGGATCATGAACCCGAACGAAGCCCGTGAACGTGAGGGGATGCCGCCGCGAGAAGGTGGTGACGAGTTTAGCCAGGCATGGAAGCAGGAAGTGAAGATCAGCAAAGACGGCAAGGAAGGTGACGAATGAGAGCCGGAAAGATGAAACGCCGCGTTACCTTTCAGAAGTCGGAATCTCACCGCGACCCGACTGGTCAGGTTATCTATGAATGGGCTGACCTTGCCACCGTCTGGGCTGAAATTCGTGCTATCAGCGGGCGTGAGCGCATGTCTTCCGGGGCGCTTTACTCCGAAGCCACTGTGCGAATCTGGACGCGCTACCGCGACGATATCACCACCGCAAACCGCATTCTGTACCGTTCGCCAAACGTCCGGGGGCAGGTTTACGGCATTGTGGCCGTCATTCCTGATGTGGATCACACCCGGCTTGAGCTGCTGTGCAAGGGAGGCATTTTCAATGAGTGAGTTAATCGGTCTGGAAGAGGCAAAGCTGCATTGCCGTATTGATGATGATTACGAAGATACGCTGATACAGGCGTACATCGATGCGGCGCTGGAGGTCTGCCAGAAGCATATCGGCAAGCGGTTCGATAACGGGCTGGAGTTTACGCCAGCTATCAAGATTGGCTGTCTGATGTACGTATCTCAGTTGTACGAGTACCGCACGATGATTGGTGATACCGACGCCAAAGAGATACCGATGGCTGTCTCTGCGTTGTGGTCTGTCTACCGAGATGTGGGGGTGTACTGATGCCGTGGCAACCACTACGCCGGTGCACTGAGCCGGGATGTAATAAGCGGGTGAAGTCTGGCAAGTGTGACGAGCATAAGAGGGAAGCGTGGCGGGCAGAGGATGCCAGACGCGGCCACCGCCGCGCTCGTGGTTATTCAGCCTCATGGGAGAAGTACCGCGCTCAGTACCTTAAGCGCTATCCGCTGTGCGTTGAGTGTCAGAAGCAGGGCCTCTACGTTCCTGCAAAGATTGTCGATCACATCATTCCTATCAACGGCGGTGATGATGTTCTGTTCTGGCCTGAGTGGAATCACCAGCCGTTATGCCAGGCACATCATAACCAGAAGACCACACAGCAAGACCCAACCACCAAAACGAAGCGCAAAGCAGGGCTGTACCGTGAGCAAGAAGAGCGTGCAGCCCGTCGCAATGACTGGATGTATGAGGCTGACAATGACTGAGCAGGAACAACAGCGGCTGATTAGTGGGCTGATAAAGCAGCGCGAGGCATGGCAACCAGCCAGACAGAGAGCGCACACGAAGCCCGTAGCAAAGCGCATGAGCCAGCGTGATCGGGAGCTTATGGAATGCTTCCGCAACGGCTGACAGGCGGCATGGGCGGGGTGGGGGAGGTTTTAAAGACAAACCCCCTGCTGCAAGGCACCGCCTGCCCCCTCAAATTTTTACGCACGGTGATTTTTTTGAAAATAAAACGCGATGGAAACGAGAAATTTTTATGGCAAGACCACCAAAACCGCCCGCTTACCTTGATGAGTTAGCCGCGCAGCAGTGGAAGGCGAAGGCAAAGCAACTGGCCGAACGCGGGGATCTGACTCCCGCCGACTGGAACAACCTTGAGCTTTTTTGCGTTAACTATTCGATGTACCGCAAAGCAGTGGAAGACCTTGCCAGCCGCGGATTCAGCATTGTTAACAGCCAGGGCGGCGAGAGCCGTAATCCGGCGCTTAGCGCAAAGGCCGACGCTGAAAAAATCATGATAAAAATGTCGTCGCTGCTGGGCTTTGATCCGGTAAGCCGCCGCCGTAATCCGGTAGAAACGGAAGAGGAGGACGAGCTTGACCGTCTGGAATGATTACGCAAACGCCATTAAATCCGGTGAAATTCCGGCCTGTAAGCGCGTAAAACAGGCCGTTGAAAGGTACTTTTCAGACCTGAATGACCCCTGTTATGAGTTCGATACGGCGACCGTGGAGCGGTTTATTGCTTTCTCCCGGCTCTGTCCACACGTCAAAGGTCCGCTGCGCGGCCAGCCTATAGAGCTGGAGCCGTGGCAACAGTTCGCCTTTGCTAATCTGCTGGGCTTTAAGAACAGCGAGTCAGAGCGCCGGAAGTACAGCAGCGCATTTATTGAGGTGCCGCGTAAGAACGCCAAATCAACCGTGGCCGCCATGCTGGCTAACTGGTTTCTGGTGATGGAGAAGGGCCAGCAGGATATCTACACGGCGGCGGTGAGTCGTGATCAGGCCCGAATCGTATTCGACGATGCCCGCCAGATGTGCCTGCTGTCAAAACCGCTGAAAAAGCGTGTCAATATCCAGGCACATAAGGTCATTTTCCCGAAAAGCAACAGCCTGTTAAAGCCTCTGGCGGCGAAAGCGGCCACCATTGAGGGGACTAACCCCAGCCTGGCGATTGTCGATGAATACCACCTTCACCCGGATAATGGTGTTTATTCCGCGCTTGAGCTGGGTATGGGCGCACGTCCAGAGGCGATTTTATTCGCTATTACGACCGCCGGGAGTAACGTTGTCTCTGCCTGTAAGCAGCATTATGACTACTGCTGCCAGATTCTGGCCGGGGAAGAGAGCAACGATTCGCTGTTTGTCCTGATCTACGAACTGGACGACGAAAGCGAGGTTGAGCTGCCTGAAATGTGGATCAAGGCTAACCCTAATCTGCATGTGTCCGTTGATGCGGCGAAACTGGAATCCACTATCCAGAAAGCGCGGGGCATACCGTCGCAGTGGGTCGAAATGCTGACCAAGCGTTTCAATATCTGGTGCCAGGGCTCCACGCCGTGGATGGGGGCCGGGGCATGGGATGCCTGTGCGCTCGACTATACCGAAGAAGACCTTGCCGGGATGGAGTGCTACGCCGGGTTTGACCTGTCCTCTACCAGCGACATCACCAGCGTAAGCTACGCGTTCCCGTTCGACAGGGAGATCAGACTCCTTACCCGTCATTATCTGCCGGAAGCACAGCTGCTTAACGTCGCCAACAAAAACCGCGCCATCTACCGCCAGTGGGTAAAAGCGGGCTGGATACGCACCACGCCCGGCGACTGCATCGACTATGACCGCATCCGTGACGATATTCTGCGCGATGCTGAAACCTTCAATATCCGGCTGGTGGGTTTCGATACGTGGAACGCCACGCACCTGCGCACCCAGCTACAGGGGGCGGGGCTTGATGTGGAGCCGTTCCCGCAAACCTATCTCAAATTCAGTCCGGTGGCGAAATCCTTTGAGGTGTTCGTTAATCGCAGAGTGGTTCGCCACCGTGGCGATCCGGTTCTGGCCTGGGCGATTGGGAACGTGGTGATGGAGTCTGACGCCAACGCCAACATTAAGCCCAACAAGAAGAAATCCTCTAACAAGATAGACCCGGCGGTATCCGCGCTAATGGCGTTCGGAACCTTCCAGGCTGAGCACGAGGATTTTGCTTTCGACATGAGCGACAGCCACAAACAACGGCTGGCGACATTTAACGGTATCTGACTGGAGTAGAACGATGAATACAGCTAACAATGAAACACTTGCTACCATCCGTATGTTTGGCCCGCTAGGTAAGACCTTCGGTAAAACTCACCAGCGCCTTGTAAGGACTACGCATGAAGCTTTTCGGGCTCTGGCCGTAACAATTCCCGGATTCGAAAAATACATGAATACAAGTAGAGCTCGCGGTTTAACGTATGCGATTTATGTCGGGAAAAAGAACATTGGGGCAGATGACCTGGAATTTCCGAACAATGGATGCGAGATTCATATCGTTCCGGTGGTAATTGGAAGTAAAAAAGCAGGGATGTTACAAACTATTCTCGGCGCGGTACTAGTGGTAGTAGGGGCAATTGGGGTTACGGTTGGTCAAGCATGGGGTGGCGGAACATGGGGGCCCGTTGCCTGGAAACTTGGAGCGGCCATGATCGCTGGCGGTGTTGTGCAATTACTTTCTCCACAACCTACTGGACTTGCAAGCAAACAAAGTGCGGACAATAAGGCTTCATACGCATTTGGCGGCGTTACGAATACTGCTGCGCAAGGTTATCCGGTACCATTGCTTTATGGAAAGCGCCGTATCGGCGGTGCAATCATATCGGCAGGTATCTATGTGGAGGATCAGCTTTGACAAATCAGATGCTACTCTGGCCGGAAGGTGAGGTATTTACCCGAGAGGTATTAATACCAACGAAATACGAGCCATTGCCGGTGGAGGTAACTTACATTGTTCCTCCTTTCGATAAGGTTGTGGAAACATGGCAGAACAGGGACCCGGCGAAGGCCTACGCTCTTTTTAGACAGTTCATTGTTGACTGGGATCAGCAGGACAAACTTACCGACGAAATACTTATGTGTTTTCTGACAGCTTACCCTGGTACAGATCAAGCTATTTTTGCGGGTTGGTGTGAGCGTATGAAGGCGCATCTTGAGAAAAATCAAGAGTCATTTATCCATTCGCCAAGCACTATTAATTAAGCCTGCATATCCGTTATACGGTTGGATTCAAACATAAAGAAGGGGATGAAGTGAGAAAGATATTTTCCTTGTTTGTCGCATCGATTTTACTGGCTGGTTGTTCAGTAGACACTATTACTAGCAAACCCCCAATTTTCACTGGTAAAAGCCCAAAAAATCCAGCTGCGATAGTTCGCTGCTTGGCACCCAAGATGTCAGATTTGAACCCATCGGCAACAACAATGGAGACTGAAACGGGCTACAGAATAGTGGTATCAGTTTCTGATGTAGGTGCTTCAGTTGTTGCCCTGGTGGATGCTGACGGTGAGGGCTCAGAGGTCAGAATGCACGCATTTACAGCCGGATATGGAAACCCATGGGGTAAAATGGCTATGGCCTGTCTTTAGTTATGGCTTCGCCCGTGAGTTTAAAATTTTTAATTAATATTGCGGGCTGATCGAGCCCGCATTTTATTACAGTTTGTTGTACATTTTTGCTGCGAAATCATGAACTGCCTGAGGAATATCCGAAGGGGTGCCTAACATCGTTGGCGCATCGGATACAAAGAACATTATTGCATCTTTGATTTCTTCGAAAGTAGGTGTAGGGGATAGGCGCTTGAGGTTTGACACCGCACGTTTAAATTCAGCCGCATCCATCGGATGGGGGCTAAACCAAGTAGGTCGGTCGGCCCAACATTTCACTGCTTTTTTTACCTCAATGTTCATTTGTAACTCCTTGAATTTTTTTGCCATGTGAAATGAAAATTAATCAGAGTCCTTTCTGTGTTGCCAGGTACTTATCAAAAAGAGCGCCATGGAGCCAGAGAGATTCACTGCGAGTTCAGCGTGACGCGGAGAGGGTTTAACGGCCGCTCTGTTCTTACCATGGGCATCTCCCAAACGGTTACGGAGAGTACCAAGTCCGTTCACAACAGCGGAACACCCGCCTAATATTTGCTTAAAAATACTTTCTGAATGCTGATCGCTAGAAAGATTTAACTCTTTGGAGACGAGCTTGTAGAGTTCAGACATCTCAATATTTTTATTGTTATAGGGGACGTTCATATCATCCAAGATGTGCTTACAGACTGTTTCTAGCAACGTTCTGGCCGAAGTTATTGCTCCGTCTGGATCTGTTAGTCTGCGCTCTAGAGCTTTTGTCCAAACAGCATGGACCCCGTCAGTATCAAAAGATTTGAAAGCATCCGTAATTACTTCATCTGCTGGGGCTCGGTTCTTGCCTTCTATGAAGTCGAGCAAAGGGGTGAATTCGGCCCAGATGTAGGTACGGCGCTCAGCATATGAGGGGAATTTGCTTTTGATAAATTGCCAGAACTGATCGAGAGATCTGCTTTTACGCACAAAGCTGGGCACTAATGACTTATAGAGCGGATTATCAAGAAAGTAATTTCTCAACTCTGCATAATCATCAGCAGGCGTTGTGCCGTTCGTTGCAGTGCTAATCATGATTAACTGGAGATGTTCTGCTTTCTCGCTATCGTCCAGCAGTTCTTCCATTACCGAAGCCAT